CTTTTCTTCAACTGGCTGCAGTTTAACCTCAACCGGCTGTAGCTTTTCTTCAACTGGTTGTAACTTTTCTTCAACTGGCTGCAGTTTAACCTCAACTGGCTGTAGCTTTTCTTCAACTGGTTGTAACTTTTCTTCAACTGGTTGTAGTTTATCTTCAACTGGCTGTAGCTTTTCTTCAACTGGTTGTAACTTTTCTTCAACTGGCTGCAGTTTGACCTCAACTGGCTGTAGCTTCTCTTCAACTGGCTGCAGTTTGACCTCAACTGGTTGTAGCTTTTCTTCAACTGGTTGTAGCTTCTCTTCAACTGGCTGTAGCTTCTCTTCAACTGGTTGTAGCTTCTCTTCAACTGGCTGCAGTTTGACCTCAACTGGTTGTAGTTTTTCCTCAACTGGTTGTAACTTTTCTTCAACTGATAATTTTAACTCTTTAAATTGCTGAAGGGCTTTGTTTATGGCTTCTTCAAATGCATCTGTGTTTATAGACATAGATGAAGATGAGTAACCACCAGATGCATTTTCTACCACTACACCACCATCTGCAAATGACCTAGGTATAACCAACTCACCTTGTTCTAGAATAGCTTTACCAGTATTTTTTACAAAACCGCCTCTATGAAAGGACCCCACAAATGGTAAATAGTCATTAAGAACATCCATTTGTGAATCACCAACACTACTAAAAAGCTTAGTATACCAAGCACGAGTGGGGTCTGGATACCAAGACTCTGAATTTAAACCTCTAGCGTAAAATTCTTTTTTTTCTACATTATTAGTACCACTTTGGCCAATCTGCTGTTGTACTTTTAAAAACTTATCAGACACTAAAGACAACCGTGCTGATTTAATGATGCGTTCTTCTTGCTCTTTAGTCAACTTATGTCCTAACCTAGCTTCCATCGCATCTCCAGCCAGATTTTTGTTGTTTTGACGAGCACGCGTCATCAACTGTCTTAAATTCTGTCTATCAGTACCTTCTGCAGTCTCTTTTAACAGCCGCCCAGTTAAATCTAATTGCTCATATGCCAAGTGTGTTTTATCATCTTTTCCTGATTTTACAAGATAATCTATTACAAGCTTAGCTCGATCATAAGCCATACGCCATTCTTGAAAGTCACTACCAGCCTTTATACCTATTAAATTAGGATCAGTAATAGGATCTATAGCACCAGGCATAAGTCTTCGTATAAACTCTTTATCTTCCTTTAACTTATTCTCTTTTTCTGTAACATACTCGGAGTTGCTGCTCATCATAGACCCTGATTTTAAAAATTCAGATGGTTGATACTCAGCCCTAAATTCCTTTTTCTGTTTAAAACCTAGTTCAGCTAATTGGTTACTTAATGATATTACTTGGCTTTTTCTAATTTCCCTTAGCCTACTATCTTTAGTAGATATAGCAAGATCTTGCACTTCTTTAATTTTATTAATAAGAGCATCCCTCTCTCTAGTATCAGAAACATGTACCATTTCACCAGGTATATTTCTTTGAGCTTTTTTAGACTGAAGTTCAACATTTTGATATAATGATAAATTTTTAGCCAATTCCGCAAATTCTTTTTTCTCATATACTCCAGCCTCTAATCGGTCAGTAGCAGCTTCAGGATGTAATATATCAAATACAAAATCCCTATTTTTAACATCTCCTGGATAAGCATATCGTTTAAACTCTCTAGTTCTTTCTTGTGCTTCTTTAGCAGTATCAATAGCCCAAAGTCTAGTATCCTCTTCTTTTTCTTTTGGTCCAGTGTACTCTAAACCAGCACTTCTTCTATCAAAATACTCTTTTACTGACTCACCAGATTCAGCTAGATTTGTAGCATAAATTGATGATTTACCGTCTCGATCAATAACTCTTTGCCAACGGACATTTCCGGCAGCCTTATTTAAATAATCATCACTATTTTTAATAGGATATTCAACCACATCAAGTAGATCCTTAACATGTCCTTTAGAAAGAAGTGAATCTTCATTTTTAGGAAGATTTACTGTAAATAAACTCGACTTCTCTATAGGAAGTTTATTTGTCATTCCTATACTCCTAAGCTTCGACATGTCATCAAAACCCTCTTTTCTAGTCATGGCCTCTCTGTATAACTCTTTTTCTGACTCTGTAGCAAAACCTTGTTCTAATAATCTTTGTTCTAACTCCCTTCTTGATTTTTCTGTAGTAGAGCCCAAACCAGGAATAGAGGTCATGTTCTTAAGAACTAAACCACCGCTTGCTTTCTCAATCTCTTTACCTAAAGGCTCTTTACCTAATAACTCACGCATAGTATTTATGCGATTTACATGAGATTCAGCAGCTGCTTTTTGTTTTGTTCGTAATTGTTCTTTTAATTCATCCTTTTTACCTACTGCTTTTTTGATATAGTTTTTAAAAGAAGAAAAAACAGAGGGTGTTTCTTCTTTATCCTTTTTTTCTTCATCAAAAATAGGTTTATAATCTTTGTACTTCTCTACAAATTTTCTCATCTCCTCTATTTGTTCATCTCTAGATACCTGACCTCCATCTGCAAATTTATTTTTTATTAATGGGTCAAGTTTACCAGTATTAAGAAACTCACTAACTATGCGTTTCGCCTCCTCATCAGGCAATCCCGTCAAGCCCTCCATTGCCTCTGAAGCACCTTGGGATTTCATTGTCATTATACCCCATTCATTAATATCAGTTTTAAATAAAGGCTCTGCTCTTTTACATATAATATCACCTGCCTCTTTTAACATCTTAAAACTATCTTCTATTGGAGCAGTCCCTTGCATAGCCCTTCCTAGCTCTTTAGCTATTGTCGTTATTCCAGTATCTTGATTTATACTATTTAATAAATAATCTGCTATATCATCTGCTGACTTAAATGGCGTACTCGATACTTTTTCTATGTGTTTAAGGGGCTTGAGGCTCTTAATATAATTTATCGGTATTAGTGAGTCAAGTGCTCCAGCAGTAATACCAGTACCACCAGTAGACAAATCCTCCAGAAAACTATCCTTAACACCTCCAACTATACCCGAAACACCAGCCTCTTTAAGTCCTCCGTAAACGTTTTTAGTTGTCTTAGTAACATCATTTATTAAAGTTCCATCTAAAACAGAATTAGTATATGCACCAGAAACACTCTCTAACAAACCTAATGCATCAAAAGCACCTTTAACCACTCTTAGACCTATATCAGGCATAGCGGCTAATCCCATTCCTATACTACCAACACCTACACGATTACTACGTACAGGACCCAAATCATCAGTACGCCATGTCCAATCAGCTAATTTAAGTCGTTTATCTTTCCAATAATCAGCAGAAGTACCAAGTACTTCAGAGATGTTACCAAAAAAACCACCTTTTGCTGCTTTTACTGGGATTTTACCGGTTTTATTCATGTAGTCTAAAGTATCTACACCTATATTTCTGACTGACGATGCTTTTATAACATACTCTTTATCACTTAACCAAGCAGGTATACTATCACTTGTAGTAGAGCCTGGACCACGTAGGTAACCACCAAAGGCTTTTTTACTAGTCCCTTCTATACCAAGAATACTATAAATATTGTTACGAATATTATTTATTGTTTCATCAGCAAACTTTTGTAAAGCGCTTTCTATTTCATAAGTACTAGATCCTCCTTGTTTAGCTATTAACTTTAAAATTTCAGTCTGTTCGCTTAAAGCCGCAACCACTGGATCAGCAAAATCTGCTGGTAGAGCACTTACATCAAAATCAGTACCAGCTTTACCAAATATAGAGTCATAAGTCTCACCAAGAGCTGTTGCTATTTTTCTTCTCTCCTCTAGCGGAAGGCCTTTGTATTGTTCAGTGTAGCCCTCATCTTTTATACTTTGTATCTGAGAGGTTAGTAAATCATGCTCTTCTTTACTTATACTTCCTTCCTCAAAAGCCTTATCAACACTACGTTGTTTTTCTTCATTTGTCATGACAACAGTAGCATTTTTTAACATATCAGCAATAGAATTTTGAATTTCAGTTAAAGCTTGTTTATCCTCTGACGTTACACCAGGCATTCTTTTAATACCTTCTAAATTATATTGCATTTTAGAAAAAGGTTCTAATTGTCTATTTATTTTTGATACTTCTTCTCTACTTTTCCACACAGCCATATCATTAGACTTATTAGCTTCTAATAGAGCTAATTGTTTTGATGTATCCACATCATAACCTTTTGACAATTTATCCTTTAATTCTGCGCGCCTAAGGTCATACTGTGTACTCCTTAAACTAGTAAGATCTATTCCTACCTGTTTCCCCATAAGTTCTTGCTCTGCAGTAATACTTATAGGAGCATCTGGATGTCCTCCACCATACAACATAGCCACATTATCACGATACTCTTTCATTGATTTAATACTGTCTACAGCTTCAGTGATATCTATATCTTCTATAGCAAACTTTAATTCTCTCATGGTTTGTTTAAGATTACTAGCTGCTTTAATTACTTCCCCATAAATTTCTAATTGATTTTGTAATCTACCTAGTTCTTCTTTCTCTTTCTCTCTTTGCTTTATTACTAAGTCAAGCGCTTTCTGTAAATGGTTTAACGCGTCCTGCTCTTTCGACCTAGTTTCAATATCAAGTGTTCCTTCACTTATGGTTTTTATTATAGGTCCTTCAAGTATGGCTCTTCGTCTAGATCCTTCAATAGTGGCTTTACTATCCTGTAACTCCCTCTCTCTCTGTGTTAATGTATTTAATCTATCGGTTCTTCTAGATAGCATATCTGTAGCTTGTGAATACCTGGTAAAAATATGTCTCTGGTCATCATTACCTTCCGCAAACACAGCTTGCTGGATTGACATCTCTTTATTACTTGTTGGAAGTGGAACCTCACCCCTGAAACCACTTAAATTTTTATTCAAAGTAGCTAGTATACCAAAGGTTGAGTCTAATAAAGCTTTATCTTCAATAGCCCTTCCGTCTTGTAAAAACTTAAGTGCACCCAACTCCAACGACGCTCGTTCCATTGCCACTGACAACTTATTTTTAGCCTTTATAATAATGTTAGCAAAAGATTGCATCTCATCCTCAAGTTTTTTAATAGTAGACCCTAACTGTTCGTATCTTACCTTCTCAGCCTCTGAAAGATCACCTGAACGAGCCTTAAGAGCATCTCTTTCTTTACTATATTTTTCTAATAATTCACTTGTTGCAGATCTCTTCTTAGTGGTTGTCTCTAATCTATCAAATATATCTCCTACAGGCTCACTAGTAAGCCTAAAATCCTTACGAACCCTAAAATTCTTATATTGCGCATACTGTTCTGGCGTTAATGCTTGTAAATCCTGTGTACCAAAATCAACAGATTCTGGAATTACTTTACCAGCCATCAAGCCCCCAGCAACCTGTGCACTCGAAAATTGTTTATCCATGCGTGCTCTAAGTGACGTAACAACACGTACGTCTTTAATAGCCCTAGACAACTCTTCTAACTCCATTTTAAACTTTTCCAATTCTAGCGCTGTCACTTGCAATTCCTCTGCTACACGACTTGCATTTTTCACGGAGTCTATCAGCTCTGTGTTAGCATCTTTAGCTTTTTTTGTTGAATCTTTTACTTTTTCATATTCTTTAGCTGCGTCTTGTACCCTTAACTCTTCCTTGGTAAGGGTCTTTCCTTCACCTTTAGTTGATTTTTCCTTTTCCTCTAAAACAACTGAAATTTTATTTTGCAAAGCATCTGCCACCTCTTTGTTTTTTAACAAATCAGAAAATGACGCTGACCATGCTTCAGCATCTTCTCGTGCGGTAGCCAATGCAGTGGTAGGTTCACTTTTTTCCGCAAGGTAACCAGTAGACATGTAGGCCATTGCTGAAGCCAAGGCTTGTAATGTTTTATAACTATCTTCTTGGCTCTTAGCCAATACTAGTACAGCCTCTCCCATACCATATGTAGATGGGGAAGGAACACCACCACCTCCTAAAAAAGTAGGATACGCACCCATCACTAATTGTTTTTTAGATAAAGGTGTCTTAGCGAACACAGAATCAAGTTTTGCCTCGTACTCTTTATTTAAAGCTTGATATTCTTTAGATGATGAATCTCTTTTTCCTAGTTCCCATAATCTATCTCGTTCTGATTTATACCAGTCACGTAATTCACCATACTTTTTATATAAAGGACCTATTTTTTTAAAATCGTTCATCTGCATCATGGCTGGGGTTTCAAACCCTTTTGTACTAGCTTCTTTTCGTAATTGAGTGTACTTTTCTGAGGAGTGCTCTGACGATGCACCTGCTTGATATTTATCCAAGTATGCTTGCAACTCTTTATTCTTACGTATAAAAGTGTCTGCTTTTTTAATCTCTTCTCTGATTCTTTCATCAGAAATATCAGTTGTTTCTCCAGCAAGTTTCTTATAAGCAGACTCAAATTCTGATAGTGCTTTCTTAAGGTCATTCATCTCCCCAAAACTTGGCTTTTCCCCAGAAAGAACCGACTTACCTACCACTTTCATGGCACTACCTACTTTCTCAGCCTCTGGTATAGTATCTCTATTTAGATACTTTCCCAATAGTGTAAAAGCCATATAAGTACTAGCAGCACCTATACCTAACTTTTTAAGATCACGCTCACTAGCCCCAATAGATTTTGCAAATGCCAACACTACTGCTTCTGTATTAGCCATAGTTTGTACTGTCTTGTGAAAATTTAAATCATCCTTTGCATTTTTAAGCGCTATATTAACAGCTTGTAGTTCAGTGTCTAACTCAGCAAGTGGTTGTCCTGACTCCTTAGCCTCATTTAAACGGCCTTTCAATGAATCGGATTTATTTTGTAAATTATCTATAACCTTATTAGAACTTATACGTTCGCCAGTCTCCCACCCAGCTACTGCTGCAGAAATCTGTGTAAGAGCTTTTCCAGAGATAAGCGTAGCATCTCCTTCTCCTTCTTGTAGTTGTTTCAATTCTTTTAATTCACTTAAATCAGTAAATGCTTTCTTATCAAACCAAAAACGTCTTTCTTTACCTGGTAGTTCTCTTTCTAATTCACTAAACACATCATTTAACGGCTTGCCTATTAATCCTACCGCTCTTTGATTATACTCATCAACAGAAAACTGACGACTTAATGTAAGATTACGCTCAATTGCTTGTGCTCCACCAGCTAACCCTCGTAACTTCACCAGTTCCCCTGTTAGTTCATCTAAAGCTGTATCTATTTTAGCTACAGCCTCTACATTGCTTTGTTTTTCAAATTGTTCACGTAATTCTGCCAAACTTTCTAAAGTATGAGGTATTTCCTGAGATCTAGTAAATAACACATTTTTACCCTCATCTCTAATTCTGGCTATTTGTCTCTGGACAGCCAACTGGTCCCCTTGATTTGCTAATAAATCATCTAACCGTGCCACAGTAGTAGCAGTATTATCTACAACTTTACCAGTCTCAATAATAAGTGCAGCTGAGCCCTTATCACCGGTTAATGCAACAGTTTTAGTATAATTGTCTAAGTCCTCGGGTTTCAACAAAGAACCAAATCCAGTCTGTGTGTCTTTTATAGTACTAAGAGCTACAAGAGCCTTATCTGCGCTAAACACATTCTCTTGCGCTGTGTCTCTACGTTGTTTATTTTCCAGTAACATTTGTTGTCTAGATATATAGTCAGAATCATCTCTCATTAACCTCTGATGAGGTGTTAAATCACTAAACTTCTGTACGCCAAAATCAAGTTCATCGAGTTTAGGCAATCCTTTTAAATAACCAACAGTATCACTTAACAACTGCTGTCTGCTTTTTTCTACAGCAATATTCTCCGCTAATACCCTTGCACTTTGCTCAAATGTTTTTGTTAAGTCAACAAACACAGACCTAAATTGTAAAACTATTTGATTGTTTTTTAGTATCGTCTGCAGTTCTGTTAAACTTTCATAATAAGATGTAGCCACTTGTACATCTTCTGGACCTAACCCCTCTTGCCTTAATTTATCAGTCTGATCCAGTACTGATCTATACTCTGTCATTGGTTCTTCAAAGTATTTTCTAAAATCAGTATCCCAACCTTTTTGAAAGGGTGATCCACCAAAAATACCACTAACTGGATCATACCCTCTTGCTCCTTGTATAATATTAGTAGTAGGAACTTCACTGAAAAACCTTTCTCCTAAATTAAAGTCTTTTTTAAACAACTTAGCCGACATTCCTCTCAAACCAGCACCAGCTCCTGTTATGTACTCATCAAATGCCGCTAACCTTTCTTCCATATCTTCTTGTATTTGGACTACAGGGAATACCTGTTCAACAAACTCTTGTAACTCTGACCCATAACCTACTTCACGTCTCTCAAGTTTCAGCGTAGCGGTGTTAAAATATTCAGCTACCCAACCAAGTGTGTCATCGAACTTAAGGATAGCTTGCTGCCCAGCCATATTAAATTTATAAATAACATCATCATAAAATGTTATTATATCGCCTACCTCAGCATTTATCTTACCATCTTTTAATTCTCTTGGAGAAATATTAGCTGTTTCTAGTACCGCTTTAGTTAGTGCTTTATGTGCTCTTATAAATGACCCACTTCTAGAGTCAACACGTTTCAATATCTCAGCACCCATCACATCTTGCCAATGCACACCGGTATTATACGCCACTTTTTTGAGACGTGACATACCACTAATCAACCCACCTGGTATATTTAAACCCTTTCTATCATCGGTGCTTGGAAATATAACTCCTGGGGTTACAACACCTTTGTAAACATCTTTAGTTTTAGCAGTAGTATCAATCCATTTATTAACATCTTTAGATGGTACTGATTGTAGAGATGGTTCCATTTCTATAATTACTTTATATGCTTTAGTAAATTCAGGACCACTCAAAAAATTAGTAATCTCATCAGCATCTAATCCAGTAAAATCCACACTATTAAGTTTCTTTTGAAAATAATCATATGTTTCATTCAAACCTTTTCTAACAACGTTTACCTTCTCCCTATAATCTTTTATATCTGGACTAAAAGCAGTAGATAAAGGATACTTTGACCTTTCCAAAGTAAATTTATTAGCAGCAGCTGTTATTTCTTTAAGTGCTTTAACTGGAGTAACTTTTATCTGATCAGCTATAATATCCCCAACAAGTGGTGCTTGTTTAATTAAATTCTTAAGCTCATACTTCCATTTTTCTGGGCCTTCTGTTTCAGTCAAATCATATATATATTTCTTAATTACTTCTATATCAGTCTTTACTAAATCTCTTACCGAACTTTTTTTAATGGTATCTATATATTCTGCGTAACCTCTAGTGGTTCTTAGTATAGCATTACCTAGTTTGTCATACCCTACTATCAAACCATCATTAGCATTAGCCAAGTCATTAGTAAAGTCAATAGCGTCTCTATCTATGTCAGCCATAGATAAGATTGGTGCTTTGTAAGTACCTAGTTCCTGTTGTCTCTTTTTTGCTTCTTCTCCACCAGCAGCCAGTGAATTTACTTTTGCCACTTTTCTGTCAAGGGCATCGTACCTCTTAGACAAGGTGTTTATGGTATTAAGATGGTCTTCTTGTAATCTACGCTGACCATACATAGCTTTTTCGAAATCTTGGGCTGATCTTGTTATCTTTACATAATAATCAGATATAACTTTAAACGTAGGAATCATAGCTGCCACAAAAACAGCCAATGGAGCAACGGATTTAATAATACCAGCATTAGCACTAGCCCAATCGTCTAAAAAGCTTTGCGCTGCAGCACCACCTGATTCTCCTATTTTTTTTATGGCATCACCAACCATTTCTGTAGAAGATCCAGCTAACTCTGTAGCTAGACCTATTGCCATGCCACGTTTCTTCAATACTCCACTAATACCTTCTTCTTTTAATGTAGCTTTTATTGCATCTGGACCTAAGCCTGCTTTAGACACTCTACCAGGAACATCCTTAAATTTTAGCCTATCCTTTTTCCCTCCTTTCATAAATTCTCCTGCTCCAAATAGAGCAGCACCTACCCCTTCTGTAAGTAAAAACCCTGTAAGTGCACCTATTATTCCCTTGATCCCTAATTTAGCTGCTCCTTTTGCTCCTGCGCCCGCTAATATTTTCCCTAACCCTCCACCAGACTTAACCCCCTTTGCTACACTACCAACCCCTCCGGCTGCAATACTTATAGTCTGCCCAACAGAGGACAAAAACTCGCCAACCTTATAGGTAACCCCTCCCATTTTCTCAGTAAGACCTGCAACCGAACCCCCCATACTTCCTATCAATGTATTAAATTTTCTAGCAACGACAGCAGTGATTAAAGCCAACTTACCCATACCTGTTTGAAAATCAGTTAAAGCCTTACCACCCTCACCTAAAGTATTTAACCCAAGTAAGTCAATGTTTTTGTTTGGATCACCAGCACCAAATGTTTCAAAAGCTCCTCTATAAAAGTTTCTTTTACTACTAGATGCTAATCCCCCAAATGCATCTGCAAAACCTCTAACTTCATCAGAAACTCTCTGTATCAACCCTTCTCCCTTAGTTAGAATGGTAAAAAACAAGAGTAAACCCACACCAGCAGTTTTAACCCATGTAGGTATTTCATTAACAACACTTATAAAACCTCTAAGCGCAGTCAAGCCACTTTTAGCAAACGGTAAATATATTTTTCCAAACTCTATTCCTAATTCTGATGCAGCTTGTTTGGTCTGCTCTAGCTGCTTTTGGTAGGTTTGCATTAACTCCATATTACGACGTTCAGCAGATCCTTTTGAATTAGTACTATCTGTTATAGCAGACAGTGCCTCATCCCAATTATCCATTAAAACCAAAAGACTGTTATATTGTCTAGTACCACCTATTGCTTGTGCTACACTAAGTTTTTGTGCCTGAGTAAGCGTACCCCAAGCACCTGCCAAATCATTTAAAATATCAAAACCACCCCTTAAGTCTTGTTTACCTTCAGTAACACCTAACGTAGGTATGCCAAGCCCAGCAAGGGCTTCAGGTCCTTTTTCTGCTGATAACCTCCTAAATATAAATCTAAGAGAAGTACCAACCTCCTTTCCTGTCTGTCTAGTAACAGAACCTATAGCAGCAATAATACCATTTAACTCATCAAAATCCACACCGGCATTTTTAGCAGCAGAAGCTGACTTTTTTAAAGCATCAGCCATATCAGCAGCAGTTATAGCATGCTTTGCTTCTACCTCACTCCAAGCATCTAGAAAACGAATAGAATCCTTACCCTCATTAGTGTATATTTTCATAGCAGCAGTCAGGGCTTCTGTTGCATCATGAGCACTAAGTGTAGTAACGTTAGATGCTAATGTAGAAGTTTTAGTTCTATCAACAACCTCTGCTTGTTTTAAACCTTGCTGAGCAAAAATACGCATTCCAGATAAAACGTCTTTTATGGATACACCATACTGCTTAGCAAAAGATATAGCACTTTTTTGTAATTCACCAAAATCTGTTTCTAATGGGTTCATAACCATTCTAAGTCTGGCCATACCCATCTCAACATCCCCAATTAAAGTAGTCGTATCTCCTAATTTATTAAATCCACCATACACCACTCTAGATGCAGCACCCCATCTAGCAGCCCTTCCTACAGCAGCCCCAAATGTTTGTTTGTATCTACGTTCCTGTGTAACATCAATAGCTTTTTCAGTAAATAAACCAACTCGTTTTCCGGCAAAATCAGATGCCTCTCCGAGCTTTCTAAACTCATGAGCTACATTTTTAATAACATCACCCATTTCACCATATATTTTTGCTTGGTATACATATGTTTCACCAGAACCCCCTAAAACACCATCACCTTGGTGTAATGGGCCACCTTCTGACTCTGTTTTTCTATAATATTCTCTTATTTTAGCTAAATTTCTACTATGCATTGCTACTTGATCTACTTGATCTATCCATTTAGGAACAGGCACTGTGCCCATTTTACCCCAATTATCATACCCAACATCAGATTGTGCAGCAGCTACATTTATCTTAGCATATATTGTTTCAATGTTTTTAAGATATTTAATAGTTTCATCTAAATTCTTACGTTGAACTACATTATAGTCTTCAGTAATATTAAATCTATAGAATGTCTCTAAAGCAGATCTAAGTTTAGTTATATCATCTACTAACTTTCTAAGTTGCCAGGCTTCTTTAACTTCAGTTCCTGCACGTGCAAGAGCATCTGCATTAGTAAGTATGTCTACCATATCTTCATTGACGTCGCCTAATTCTTTGAAAATAAATTTTGCTTTTTCTACAGGAGCGGTCATCTTGCCACCAGTATCTGTTGTAATATCACTTAAAACAGTTTCATATACTTTTCTAAGCTGCTCTGTATCTAGTGGCCCACTTGCTTTCTTATGTATATCTGCAGTTGATAAAAACACTCCTGCTCTCCTGGCTAGATCGGGGAATGGATATCTCTTATCTTCAGTATATACGTCAGTACGTTTACCTAATTGCTCTCTAATCTGTTTTTGAAGCGCATTTATCGCTGAATTGTATTCTGCAAGAGCCCTAGCACTGCCTTCATAATTACCTTGTGACCTCATTTCTTCACTTTGTTGTTTTGCATCTTCAGCCTGTTTAACAAAAAAGTCACTAATAGCTATTCTATAGTGTTTCCATGCGTCCATAAGCTGTTTTTGAGACATCCCTGCTTCTTTTAATGCGTCTAATTGCCCTATAAAAGTGCCGTAATCAGCGCCTCTTTCTCTAGCAGATTCTATAGATTGTTGTATGTGCTGATCTAATGTTTTTAAATTTGATTGCGTTAATCCTTTTTGAGTTTGCCACTCAACAGTAGCAGTATGTAAACGTTTAAGTGCCTCAAACAACTCATCTATACCTAACTCTCCAGCATATGTAGCACTGCCCCCTGACTCAGCTGCAGTACCAGACGTAGACATAGTATGTAGTACACGCTTTCCCTGTGATATATCATCCTTCCTAGCCGCCTCACCATAAAACTTACCAGAATAAATTTTTCTCCCCTCTTCTATTAATTTATTACGTTCATCAACGCCCAATTTAGTTCTTTTTGCATTAGCTTCTACTATTTGTTCCATACTAGGAGCAGGAGCAAATTTTTTACCAGTAGCCTTTAAATTTTTTCTAGCCATAGCTAGTGCCTTCAGATCACTTTCAAATCTAGAAGGATCATAGTCAAATTCTACTTTTATCCCTTCTAGCTCATCTTTAGCCCTATCATAAAAGTCAATCCTACCTTTAAGTGCCTTTTCATCTACAGTTAAACCTTTTGTTGACGCTTCTTTTAATAAAGCACCTATATAAAAATTTACTTGAGAAAAAGCCTCTTGTAACTTATGTGCCACATCACTGTTTACATTATCTATTATTTTATCAAGCGGGACAACGTCAGAACCTCCAGAAAAATTCTTTATTTCATCAATAACTTTCTTACTTACTGTTTTTATATCTATAACTTTTTCTGGAGCTCGTTTTTTCAGATCTACTACAAGAGCATCTATATGACCAGTGATTGTCTTAGCTTCCTCATCCATATAAGACACAAAACGTTCGGTCCTCACTGTTTTATCTTTAAATTCCTTTAATAGCGCATCTTCAGCTTTTTCATGCATCCCTGTACCAACAAAAGAGGTACCAAGAAGCAAATCTGTGTTCTCTGGTTTCTCACCAACCAAAGCACGCTCCATAGCCATTACTTGAGACTCACGCCTTAACGTCTCTGCCTTTTGAGAGTCACCTTTGGGTCTTCTTCTACGTTCCCACACACCTCCACCAGATAACGAACTGGCTCTAAACATTTCAGACATAGATGATTCCATGTTTTCTATGGCATTAAGTCCACCAGTAGTTTTGTTTTGCAAATCAACCAACTCTTTTAGTTTATTGGATGCTTGTGCTCCAATCCCAAAAGAAGCTGATTCTACCACACCACGTTGAGAAGAAGAAGTAGTGCCTGCAACAGTACCAGCTATGGTTAAAGGCACACTTTGACCTTCTATCCACACGGAAGTAGCTTTTTGTCCACTAGAAGGAAGCAACCCACCACCAATAGTACCACCAGGAACACCAGGAATACCAACTCTAGGAGGTATTCCTTCGGAGCGTGGAGCAGAAGTTATAGCTTCTTGTGATTTAAGTGAACTACGTTGTTGCTTAACAATGTCAACACCTAATCCTTGTATTTTAGGAAACATAGCTTTAAACACATCCTCTGACATTGTTCCTTCGGACACTATTTTTTCAAATACATCATCAAGCTGTTTAAGAGCTATAGCTTTTTCTACATAACCATCTATAAATTTATCTTTTAACTCACTAAATGACTCATCACTTAATGGCTCATATGGTTTTATTCTTTTATCTATTAAGTCTTCAACTATAGGATTAAAACCAGTACCTACTAACTCAGCAACTGCTCTTTTCTGTTCCTCACCTGGAACAGGCAAACCAGCCAAAGTGGATAAATATTCCACAGTCTGATTCATTCTAGTAATTACACCCTTTTCTAAATACTTTGGATCCAATAAATCTATTTCAGCAGCCTGAACTTTTTTTAGTGTATTAGGAAGATTCTCCATTTCCTTAATTGACTCTCCACTAAGTACTGCTTTATGAAGTGGTGTCATAAAAACACCTTTCTCTAATCTTTTAACTAAACCTGCAGTGTCTATCTCTGTTGATCCTTTTTCAAACCAACGACCCTTTTCTCCTAAAGTTTGTAATATCATAGATCTTTTTATATTATCTGCTTCCAAATTATGTATAGTTGACTCTACAAGATCTTTATAAGACCCAGCACCCTCAATATCCACAGTCTCAGCCAACGCAACTCTCAAATTTTGAGCCAGTGCTTTTGCTTTCAAATAAGACTCTCTAAGCTCTGCATTTTGCTTGTTGAACTCTTTAAGTCCCTCTTCAGACACAATACCAGTTTGCAGATCTGTACCAACAGGTAGATTTTTCCATTTACCTGGACCAGTAGAATCAGTAACTGTTTCTGAGTATTGAGAAGCTTGTCGCTCTAGATTAGCCCCAGCAGTTCTAAACTCATATAAAGGCAACTGTTTAGAAGTAATGTATTTTCTTATATCTATACCATGCCCTTTTTCAGATAGCTGAGCTTCTATTTGAGACTCAACAAACTGCTTTAAGTCTGCACCTTTAACTTTTCTTTTATAAGCTTCTGGAGAAACCTGAGACAATTGTTGTAACTCTTTGGTGTAAGATTCAATAGCCGAATCTATTAGCATTTGTTGCAGCTCTTTAAGGAATCCTTTAAAACCCACCCTCTCAACAATTATTTTCATAAGTTCATCACGATTTTTATCATCTAAACCTATAATATCTTCTCCTCTAGATCCTAGCACACTTTTGGCTTCGGTCAAAATATCAGATGTAGGCTTCTTTTGTAGTCTATCTATGATTGTAGATTCTACAGATTTAGCAAAGTCATTAAGATCTGACCAGCTGCCTTTTGCTTCCTGAATAGTTTTCCATAAAACATCAGGACCGCCTTTACCGCCCTTAGACCCCCTTAAATACTCCACAGCCTCTCCTGCAATAGGAAGATCACCAGCATGCTTAACATCCATACCTTTTTGAAACAACACTCTTTCAAACTCATTGAGCATGGTGTGGAATTCCTCTACTGGCTGCTGGCCGAGAGCTATACCAGGCGACCACCGTTCTGAAAACTTAGCTGGGGGTGTATACTCACCACCGCTTTTTATCATACCACCACCAAAACCCAAGGTATTTTCTGCTACTCTAATTATTCTATTCATAGCTTCTGTGTCTGGACCAGTAGTAGTCTTAAAAATCTGAGCTTGTATAGCGTCTTGTAGTTTTTCTTGGTATAACTTTTGTTTTACAGTCTCATCAACCAATTTTCTTGAATCTTCACTTACTCTTTTTATGGCATCTAGTATAGTAGAAGCGGCATCGACACCTTCTAACTTCTCAGTAGGTAAGTCAGATATAACATTCTGTACCTTGCTTCTTTCATCAACGTCCCTGATAGAATCTTTTACTATTCTGTCCACCATAGATCTCAGATCTCGTTTAAGGCCTCCTGCAACTGGCCTTTCAGCTAACTCACCAAGCCTTTCTTCAGGAGACATATACTCCAGTTCTTTAGTCAAAAATGGTCTTTTAAGAAATCTATTAGGCAATTCAGTCTTCTGAAATTCTTCTGACGCCCATTTTTTCTCAAACGTTTGAAGCATATCAGATAATGGCATCTCACCACTTGTAAATTTTTGTTTTAATACCTCCTCACCAGTAAAAGTATTAAACCACCGCTGAGACATGGTATCTAAATCTTTACCAAACATATCGTAGTGTTTTTTTATATCTTCCCTAGCTGCTTTTGTAGTAGCAGAATGCAGCTCCAACTCATCTCCATCAAAATCTAGTTTTTGAGTTAAAGACGCATACTTAGGAACAATATTAGAAATAGCAACAGTTAATTGATCTATAACAGCTGTTAAAGAGGCTACTTCTTGCTCAGTAGCACCTACTTTATAGGCTTCCTCTCTCTTTGCAACAACTTCTTTACGTACAGATTTTATGACATTTACTTGTTTTTGCAATTCATCTAGATCCATAGCTGGAAGTCCTGGAGCAGCTATAGCGTGCTGTCCTATACGACTACCCCCTCCCTTAAGTCCAGGACCTAGTAATTTAGCTTTATATGGCTGTAAAGTAGACACGCCGGTAAAAGGAAACCTAACACTTTCAACATATGGTTGTAAATCCTTTTCCATATGCTTAGTTATCTTCCTTGCTTTTTTTAGAGCACTAAAACCAGCCGGAGTACCTGCTTTTACAGAAGCAACATCAGTTAAATATGTAACTACATCTTCAAGTTCACCACGATACTTTAGCAAATCATACAATGTGCCTTCTATTTGCTTTACTACTGGCATACCCTCTGGGTCTACTTCTAAAAACTTAGCTTTTGGTATATCAGTCACATCTTCTTTAAACACCTTGAACATTTTATCAAAAGTAAGTGGTAATTTACGTGCCAACTCTGCAGGCACACCTATTTCCCTTTCTTTTATAACAGGTAAATCAGCTTTCTTTATTTTATGTATTTCTTCTTTATGACCAGCAGCTATAGAATCTATTTGTTTAGCTACATCTTTTAATTTAGATAAATCTAAACCTAAAGTATTATCCATATTGGATATACCTCTTAAAAATGTAGCAGACTCTTCCATTTCTTCAGTCCTATCTACAATAGCAGGAATAGCTTTGGCCATAATAGATGGAAATTTTCTATCAAAAATTGCTCCTTCAATTGCCCCGCCCTTGCCTAGCTGTACTTTAGCCAACTCCTCGTACAAAGCTACTTTTGCTTTTTCAAGACTTGCCAAAGCAGCAGCAACTTTATCTTTATGTGTTAATCCAGAGCCAAGACTACTTGCTAATGAACTCAAATTAGCAAAGTCTTCACTTTCTGTAGTTATTTTATTTATTATAGGCTCGTAACCACCAACAGGACCTCCACTACCACCAACAATCATATCAGTCATTCTAGATATAACTGTAGCATAAGCACCAGCTCTAGTTTTAGAACCACGTGTTGGTTCTAATGTAGCAACATTAAGCTCCCTATTTAGATACTCCCGTAACCATTCTTTTACAGTAGTTGATTCAAAACGAACCCCTTTAACACCAGTCATAGTGTCTGGAACTTTTTGTCCTTCAGGAAACACACTTAAAACACTTTCAAATATCTCTGACAACTGGTTTTCCATTTCTTTAGTAACAGGCTTTCTTTTTGCACCACTGCCAGCTATACCCCAAGCTTTAAACCTTATTTTTTCTATATTACTAGCTAAATCAGACACAGTACTGATGTTACCTGCACCACTAGTAGTATCATCAACACCTTCTAAAACCTGCCTAGCTTTTAACGCAGAATTGACAACTTGCTGTAATCTCCTAGCAATAACCTTTGGACCATACTCACCAGCTATTGACTCCTCAGGATAAGTACCACGAGCTAATGGTCCAGGTATATAAAATTTCTCTGATTCCCAATCTTCTGCAGATATAGGATTTGATGGTATATCTCCTACTGTTTTTGGTATTGATATAAAAAATTCCTTATTAAATTTTTCTACATCGTACAATGATCCTTTAAAAGATCTATCTTTATCTTTACTTGAAGAACCAGTATGCATAGTAAATTCTTTAACATCTTGTACAGGTATTGTCTCTAACCCTTTACCTAGTGCTCTTTGCAATGCTGTATTATCACTCAAATATACTTGCAAAGCTTTAATGTACTCCCAATACTCCTTACTGGAATTTGCTACCCTTCCTTTCATCTCTTCTATGAGAGCAGACTGTTCTCCAAAAATAGTTTTATACGCCGCATATGCTGGGATATTAAGTTTTAAACCCTTATCACCTGATTCGATTTGAGCTCTACTCCACCCAGACACTTCACCAGGCTCTTCTATAATTTCTAGAAAACTAGGACCTACAAGACTAAGCCTCTCTTCACCAAATTCATCTATTACCTTAGAGTAAAAAGCAGATTCTTCTTCTAACTCTGCTGCCCTTTTAGCTAATGCTTTAGCTGCAGCTACTTTTTCTTTGTCTGCCATATCTATGTTTGATGTATATCGTTCAAAAGCCTTATTAAATAATTCCTGTCTTGTCCCCTCTGCACTCCTATAACCAAGTGCTTCACTTATTTTTGATAAATCACCTCTACCAGATCCTGGTTCTCCTAATAATTTTTTATACGTTTCCGGATCTAAATTTGTTTTTATGGTTGTTTGACCTGTTTTACCAGCACCAATAACATTACCCATGGTTTTTTCTAATATCTCAGCCTGTAAACCTCTTTTAGCAACACCATGCGCACTTATTCTTACATCTATAGGAACTTCTTTTGTAAGCTCTTTTTCACCAAACTTCTTAGTGTAGAGACCTTTAACAGCCTGTATACGTTTAACATCTGCATTTTCACCTTTAATAGCAGTTAAATCGACTTCTGGGTATAACTTTTTAAGTTTTTCAGAAAAATCATAAAATAACTTCTGTTGCTCTTTTGCTTCATCCTCTACAGCAACTCCTTTTGTAAAATCAGTGAACATATCAAGCATGAATTTATTTCCAGAACTTACCAAGTCATGTCTTAATTTAGATGCAGGCGGTTCTCCCAACAACTCTACTCCCATCTCTCCTAATGATTTTGGCATAATAGCATTACCTAAACCAGCCTCCCCTTTAGGTGTCACAGACACACCCTTAGAACCATATCTAGTAGTAAATTTTCTAGCATAGTGGTTCACGAACACCTCTGCCAACTTAGCTGCCTGTACTTCTACATTATCTCCTCGTATAACAAATAAAGCTTTTTCTACTTCTTCTATTAATGCTGCATCTGCTCTGCCTTGATACTTATGGGCTGCTCCTAAAACATCATGTATTTTTCTATCTACATCAGTAACTTTATCATCAAAACCTTTAAGTGTTTTTGGTTGTATATCAGTAACTAGTCCAGGTTCATGTGTTTCACCAACCCTACCTGTTTGACTAGGTCGTATTAAAGTTTTAGTAATAGATGTAAGAGCATTAGCTAACTTACCAGATACAAGTACAGCGTCCTCATGCACACCAGCTGTATGACGTAACTCAGCAGTTACATTAAAACCGTAACCTCTAGTACCATACCTTCCACTAGCAATAAGTTCTCTTTCTCTTTCTGTTTTAAACGCTGGAAATTGAGTACCCATAGCACCTGCAGGTGCCTTACCACCAGTAATTCTATTAATCTCATCAACTGACCCTGATATAGCATTAGTAGTATTAGCAATATTACGACCAAACTGACCAAACTGTGATTGAAATGGAGCTAATTCCTGCAACATATCAGAATATAAAGTAACGGTAACACCCTTCAAAGGCTTAAGGAATTTTATTCCTTCCTCAAAACCCTCTTTTTTAAATTCTTGTGAAACAGTCCCACCAAGCTCTACTACAGAACTGGCCTGAGCTTCAGGTATCCCAAGACTAGACAGTACTTTAATTGACTCAGGAACGCCTTTTAAAATATTATTAGCAGCAGCTGATTTTACTTTTAAACCACGAATATTATCTATCTCGTCAAATAACTCAACAAGCCTTATGTTTATATCCTTTATGAATTGCTGCTGTTCAAGAGGGGTTTTACTTCGTGTAACAGCAAACGGAGCACCAGTTTCAGCTCTAAGATGAACCGTTCTTTCTTGATGGGACTCTCTTCTTGGTCTACCTCGTTCCACAATAGGCATCAATTGTATAACTTGTCTCACTGATTTTTCATAATCTCTTATTCTAGCATCAAATTGAGGATCACCAGCAAGTCTAGAAAGAGGTCCTTTTTTGCCCTCTTCACCTTCTAATACTTTCTTTAATATATCATAAACATTTTCAAACTTAATTTCATCCATAGCTTTTGCAACATCTAAAGCTGAAACACCAGCCTTATCCATGGCTGTTATAAAAGCTTGTGGTGACCTATCAGTAGATGACTTTTTAAAGTCATCTGAAACTTTTTGTATACTTCTTTCAAACTCAAGTACTGTTTTATCAAAATCTGCTGGCTTATTGACTTTTGCTATCTGCACTCCTCTTCTAGTAGCTGCTTCTTTATATTTTGATTCAACAAAAGCAGTTTGACCTGACATAGCTAAATCATGTAACATTCTTTCCGCTAACTTTTTTCCTTCTTCAATGTCAGGTTTTACTCCTAAAGATCTTATTTTTTTTGCATAATCAGCTCTAGGAAACTCAAACCCCTTATTTGTATCCAATAGCTCATACATCTTCTCAAAGCCTGTTTTAAATACTGCAAATTTAGATATACTTCTTTTAGCGCCAGCTTGGGTTTCAAAAACACCACCACCAGTCTCACTTAAACGAGCTGCAGGTACAGATAGTGTCCTCACTAAACCACTAGACTTCAACTTACCTTCGGCCTCAGGTCTTCCTATAATACGTTTAAATTCACTTACTCCTGCTTTATCTTGTTGTGCTAAGAGTTTTTCAACATCTCTAATCAAGTCCTCACTAGGAAGAGGACCTTCTTTGCTTTTATACTTATCTTTTAAACCCTGAAGTCCTTTTTTTAACCCTGGATCTATTCCTTTAATAGACTGTAAATTTTCAGGCAAAACTTGTTTTAACCATGATGCTATCTTATCAATAGACATATTCATGTCACTAAATAAATCAGTATAAACCTTAACAAGATCCGTAGAAGCCGCGGAATCTAAATCTACAGATAACTGTGTTTTTAACTGGTCAGCCATAGATTTTATGTTAGATTTAAGTGACTTTACATTAGCTATCTGTATGCCCCACTCTCTAGCCATACCAGTAGTATTATCTGAGATCTGTTTAAAATATTCAGCTTTATCTAAAGCAGTTTTACCTTTACCCCTTACTATTTCCCACCCTTTGGACTCAGAAAGCTCTTTTTCAAGCTTATCGATGATATAAAACTGTAAATCATTTAACGATGCAGCTAAAGATTTTATATTTTCATCTACCAATCTTCTCTCAGAATCACCAACTAAATATTTAGACTTTTTATTAAGCCTAACATCTGACACATCTTCTCTTACTGGAGCAATATTTTTTTCATCATATCTACCAACACCTCCAGGAGTTGACCTCAGTTGTGTTGGACGTAATGTAGTGTTACGATATAATTCTTTGCTCAGCTTATCCCGTGCTTCTTTTAAGGAATGCTCATCTACAATTGGTTTTAATGCCACTATAGCAGTACCATCCAGTGTGGAACGTGCTTCTTCTAATACATTTAATTGATTCTGTAACCTATTGTATTCTCTTTGGCCTAAAGTAGTATGTTTAACACCTTGTATATTATCTATGCTTTTATTAACTTCATTAATTGCTTTAACAGTCCTACTTACTAAATCTTCTAGTACACCAGATATAGCTTCAAATTTTATGTCTTTACCAGATTCTTTTATATATTTAGTAAACTCTTTTACCGTTTTTTCAATAGAATTTCCATTAGAATCAGTAAACGATATTACAATATTAGGATCAATATTAGACAAACTTTCTATTTTACTAACTATTTCAGCTATTTTTTTGTCAAACGGTCCTTTAGCAGAAGCAGTTGCATTAAAGGCAACAGTAGTCTCAGGATCCAAATCAGTAAATGTTTTCTTTATTTTATCAGCAGCATCTTGTGCACTTTTAATTGCATCAGACATATCTGCTTTGATATTACCTAGCTTGACTTCTTTGCCTAAATCGTCCAATTCTTTCTTGTATTTTTTAATTACTTCTGCAAGCTTATACTCATAATCGCCTACGTCCAACCCAGAAAGCCTAAGTCCTTTCATTTCTTCTGTAACTTTCTTACCTATTTCAGCAATCTTTGTTTTTAGTACCTTTGGATCTAACTCAACGTCCGCATTTACACGAACTTTACCTTTGCTAAGAGATTCTATTTTTTTCTCTAGTTCTTTTACGTCTTCGTCATCTACAACAACTTTAATATTTTTTACAATTTTATCAGCTTTAGCAGTAAAATTCTCCATTGATTTCAATAATTTTTCTGCAGATTTAACCTCTCCAAAATCTTTAGGTAAATTGCTTAAATTTTTGTTAAGCTTATCTACTGTGTCTACAAGAACTTTAATCCCTTCTAGCTTGATATTTTTATCTTTGACTTGCTTACCGAATTCTTTACCTACAGCGTTAACTGCTTTTGCTACATCATCTATACTATCTATTTTTTTCTCCAACCCACTGAGAATAGTATCAGCTTTTGTTCCTTTAAGAGCTGGAATCTTAGCTACTGCATCAGAAAGCTCTTTGGCTATTAGCTTTGCAAACTTAGAAGGATCATCACTAGCACGTTCTTTAACACCACGTACTTGAGAGTCTACCCTACCCTTCAAACTTCTAACAGCATCAGCATACTGCTTAACTATTTCTTTTTGTCCTTCTGCAACAGCTTTAGATGATTCTTTTATTTTTCCAAACTCACTTGGTAATTTACTTGCTTCAGTAGTAACTTCTTTTAATAATTTAAGAAAAACAGCTACTTCAGTTAAATCTATACCACCACCACTAGATCTGATTTGTTTCATAGATCTAATAGCATCACTTATTTTTGGAATTATAGTTTTTATAGTGTTGGTTGCTTGTGCTAAATCTTTAATTGCAGTTCCAGTCTCTCTAGGTATAGATCTTGATACAGCAGATGATATGGCATTAGTTAAAGATTTTATTGCTTGATCGTCTAATCCTACACCTTTTGTCTCCTTTGTTTTTTTATTTATATCGGAAACAGATTTTTGTATAAGCTTATCCAAACCAGATAAATATTTATCTATATTGGCATCTTTATGTGCACCTGTAGTGTTAGATTTAGATATGGCTTTATCTAATCCTTTAACTATTTCACTGGCTATTTGGCTGGCTATTTTATGACTGTCTACGTCTGATTTTAGTGTTTTATTGTCTCTAGCTCCAGACGAAACGTGTGATGTAGAAACATCTTTTACTGCCTTACCTATCTCTTTTGTCAAGTCAGAGGTAAGTTTACGAAAGGTAGAATCCAATGCTGAAGTAAGTTTTTTTATACCTGCAGCATCAACTCCTGAGTTAGAAGTACCACCCCCTGTATGTGCTACTTTATTTGACTTGTCTACTATTTCAACCTGTATTTTAGAAAATTCGGCCAAGACCCTCACCCCCATGTATCTAAATTAATTAAATACAATTCAAAACTTTATACTTTTCATATTCCTAAATCCTATCCTATCTTCTACTAACAGATCGTTTTTTAACATCCGATCTTCCTTTAATCCTTTGTGCCTCTCTTGGTGTATCGTATTGAATATCTTCATACAACTCATTAGACTGAGTAACTATAACTTCTTCTTTATCAAACGCAGACAATTTACCTCGAGTGTTTGAAGCACCTCTTCTGGCCTGATCCTCTTTATTCCTTTCCGCATAATAAGACTTCATATAAGAATCCAGTGCTTCATCATCTTCTATTATTGAATCTGTAGGTCTATCTTCTGGCATCATTTCATATATATTCTGATAAAAATTAGACCAATAAGCCAAATTTATCATATCATTAGTGTAATCAATAGTAGCTCTACCAAAAAGAGGATCAGATGTTTTTTGACTAGTAACATATCTTATCCTCCATAAATTACTTCTAGCTAAACACCTAATTATAGAATTATCTATACCTCGATAAAAATTTAAAAATTCTATCAATACCTTATTTTTAAAGTCTGAGTCTCTCTCTTTAAGTAAATCACCATAAGTATCCCAGTACAAATTTGTTTCGTCCTTATATGTACATCCCCAACAAAAAAACAAATTTCGTTCTTCCTCTGCTTTTGTTTCAACAGACAACATGAGAGTAGTATACTTTTTATATCTTATTTTATCCAACTCAGCATTTAATTCTTGTAAATAATTTTTTATTCTATCTTGGTTAGCTTTTACCTTAAGTGTCTTTGCTAGTAACAATTCTTGTGCTTCTATTTTAGATTCTAAAGAAGATATCTGTTTTTGATCTTCATCAGTAAATAAACCTCTCTTTTTTATTAACAATTCTAATTCTTTTAATGGCAATAGACCATCTTTAATAGCCCTGTTATAAGCATCTTCATACATAATACCAGCTTCGTATTTTAACCGAGTAGAAGGATGCCTAAATATGATTTTGACCTCATTTATATAGACTACTGCCATTGACGCAAATATTTTATTAAGATATTTTTCTTGCTCTTCGCTAGAAAGATCCATGATTATTTCTTCTCGTTAACTTTTTTAGTAGCCTTTTTCTTTCTAGTTGTAGTATTATTATTGTTATCAGACTCCTCTTGCTTCAAACGCTCTTCCTCAGCAACTGCTTGAGCCGCTTTAAGGGCATTAGTAGCTTGCTCCATAGTGTAATCGCTAACTTCTTTCATAGCAATAGCTTCTGGTGTTTTATTTAGAAAATCAGAGTCCATCCCCTGCAAATACAGCATCACTTCAAATCTAGCTGTAAGAGCCAATCCTTGACTTTTTTCTTTCAAAAAAGTATCATATGAATCCCATACTCTTTCACCAGCCTCATTTTGTACAATACAAGCAGTTAAGTACTCTAGTCTAGAGTCATCTGCCATCTGCTCACATGTATTACTCATAGGACCACTAAGTCTTTGGTTCCACCTAAACAACTCATCTCTAGCTTTAGAAACTTCCATAGAAAGCTCCTTTTTAGCCTCTATAGTAGTAGCCATCTCCAACAACAATATTTTATTATTAAGATCTTCAGACAATTCTGCAGATCTCTGGTCAAACTCTGGACCTATAACACCACGCCTCATAAGAATATCTGTCATCTCATGACTTGTAGTTATACCTTCCATCAAACTCTTAGTGAAAATCTTACTGTAATTCCAATCAGCCCCTCTAATATCCTCAGCTGTAGGCGCTACAATATAGTATAATGTTTTATTATCAGGACCTAAAAAACTACGTCTGTCCTCAACATTGTCTTTAACTTCATTATCCATTTTAATACCTCCGTTACCTTTATTAATTAAATCATTTCCTAGAACTTTAATTCTATTGTTATTTTATTTTTTCTATAACATCCTCTGAAGTAGCCACAAAGCCAATATCATAATGAGATATTTTAGTCTTTATGGTCCTAATACAATTATTCCCAACTCTTAAAATCTTAGATCGTAACACTTTGTAAGTGTCAGAGGTTGGACATGCAACCTGTGCATAATCAAGAATAGACTCAAATAACTTTGTTATCTCCTCCTCTACAACCCTATTCAATCTTTCCCTACTTTTTATATCACCCATCCATAACACCTCCTGTAATTTATAAGTGGGTGGGTATTTTGCCCACCCACTTGCCTTGATTTATAAATATATATTATCCGTTACGTCTAATTTTATGTCCATTAGTAATAGTATCTATAGACAAATCACCTTTAACCACATACAAATCATTGGTAGATCTAAAACCAAATGTCTGTGTCATATTAGCACCAACATCTAAAGTAGATCCCTCATCAGTAATTTTTAAATGCTCAACTACAATAGTTTTAAGTGCATGCTCTGTCTGAGCGGCCGCAGAATAGGTACCCATAGTCCCATCTAAAAACCAATTTTGACCTATTAAATCAGAACCAGTCATTATGGTTCTATTGTCTGCTGTAGCATTGCCTGCTTCTTCATCTGTTTGTGCATAAATCTTAACAACAAGCTTAAGGTCTTCCTCAGCCATAAGATCCGCAAGTTTGAGGTCATCTAATGTATTAGCATCAAACTCTGATAATTTACCAGCAAACTTAGACCAATTCTCAAGATCACCAGCAGTAGAATCTACAGTAACAGTAATAGGAATAGGCATTGTCAACGGCCTGTCATATGGAGACAAGTGCCCAAGCTCTGCCAACGGTTCACGGGTCAGATCTGCAGTAATAGTAACACCAGTAAGTCTCCATGATATATCAAATTCAGAATCAGTATCAGCAACAACATAAGCCTCTACTTGACCCTGTCTAATAGCACCAATCATGTCTGGCCTATCCGCTGAACTAAGTGCGGTGAAGTATGTGTTATTAGTAGCAGTGCTATACGCATCGGCTGCATATATTATCTGTATTCTATCACCTTCCGCAGGAACATAATTACCTGTGGTAGGAAAATACACTCTATGTACTGCAACTCCAGGAACTTCAGCATCATATACATAAGCTGTAGTACCTGCTCCATCTCCAACAGCTATTTCTACGTTCACCATCTCATTAAGATCCGCATCATACCATGTTATACCGGGTGCACCATTGTCATCCCTTCTAAGAAAACCTAAGCCAGTAGACAAAGTAGCAACATTATTACCAGATGCTAATGTTAAATCTACATATCCATTTCCTACATCAGTACCATCAAGAGTAAAAGACTCATAATTAACAAAACGACCATCATTCAACAGCCACATCTTATTGTCTGTCTCTGCTCCATAATTCTCTGTAGCATTTGCACCAGTTGTGTAACTAAACTCAATGCTATTAACATATAATTCGTCCATAAATAATGTCTGGTCAATGTTATTAGCCAATGTCCCAATAGAACACTCATCTTGAACAGGTGCCCATAATGTAACACCAGGTAAATTACCACAAACAACCGCAAAATCTGCTAAAGATACTCCATGCAAAAACGTATCCGTTTCTGTCATATTAGTACCACTAACAACGACTAAATTAGCTGTTGAATCAGTAGCTGTTGCATTCATATCCAGCTTAGCTGGAGCTACCTGAGCAAGAATAGCCATCGTTTTTACATCACCAAAATCATTAGTGTTGAGAGTAACTGCAACTGCAGGAACGTCCAAGTTCTGTTACTTTATGACCTGTTAATTAACAGGCGGGGAAGCTCTTCGGCATTCCCTCTAAATGTCTCCATTTAGGTCAGACTGTATCATCATCCTATATAGGAGTCTCACACACAGTCGTTGAGGGCCAAATTATGATAGTTTATAATGAATACACTCAGGAAGCACTAATTTAATCATATCAAGAAATTTATTCACTTCTTTTTTATTACGCATGTAAATAACGTAGTCGTCGCGTTGAATGCCTTTATATTTACCACCTTGTTTTTTTAATGAAATAGTACCGTCAAAAAATTTTCTAAGCGCGTCTACTAAAATAAGTTGTTCTTTATACAAAAAACTATTAGTGGAGATAGAGCATGATACAGGATTGCCATTTTTATCTCGTAATATAGAACCTTCATCACCAAACCATATACTCATAGCAAGTAGGTCAATTTTATCTACTATAGAATCATCTACATACTTATAGTTATCTTTATAATATCTTTTATAAATTGATGTAATATCAGGATGAGCTATAGTGTAAAAGCTATAAAAATTTGAATTCTTAACCACACAATCTCCTATTTTCTTATCCCCAGCTTTTTCTGTTAGTTTTATAGGACGACTAAAAGGCGCTAAAAGACCATGAACCCAACGTAAATACCCCAACTGCTTTTCACAGTGTCTTACATATAAACGAGCATTATTCGAGTGTGGTGCTAACCACATACTACCATCTCCAAGGACGCTACCTATTAATACTGATTCGTGTGTTTTTGTCATTGGTGTGTTTCTAAGTTCTTTAAAAACAGTCATACCAGATTGATTAAATGCTATATCTAAAGATTTATACCAATATCTAACTGTTGCGTAGTTTCTAGAAAGTTTTGAAGCTACTTTTGTAATAGAACCACATTCATTATACAATTCTATCAACTGTTCCTTGGAGTATGGAAATCTATCTTTAAACTTACTCATATTTATACCATATTTATCTATGTAATTATACACAGTTTGTGGTTGTACTCCGAGTCTATCAGCTACTTTATATACTGATCCTAACTCCTTCAGAACCCTTAACAGATCATCCTTTTTAATCTTTACTCTTTTATTAAGTATTATATGGTATTTTTCAAAACACCTATTTAAAGTAGACTTAGGAACATTTATCTCTTTAGCTATTTTCTTTACAGATCCAAATTCATCATACAACTTCAATAAGTCTTCCTTACTATATTCTATCATAATTCCTCCCTGCTGATTGTCTATATCTTTCACATTATCACTCCGATACGGTAGTAGTGAAAGCTTATCTAGATTTTCCAGCATATCGTGAGATTTTTTACTAAGAATCACTTCTTAGGTGGACAACGTTATTTATCCACAACATCTATTATATCCAAATGGCCCAGTTCGAATATATCCTCCGAAGAAAACGAAGTAGTACTTCCAAGCGACTGAACCCTGTAAAGCACTTCCCCATTAGCCCAAACGCTCTGGGAAGCGTAAATGATTCTGTTTCTAGCCATAAGTATTGTTCCTCCTATGTCCTTTATTTATTTACAACAATATTTTTCAGGTTGATAAGACTTCCTTGTTATTGATGATAGACTGAGGCTAGTCTATTTACAATAAGCCTTTTCCTCCGTATAAGATACGGACAAAATAACAATAACACTTTCTACATGTATAGAGGTTAGTTTATTAATTATTAACTTTAATGTACCTTAAATTACCACAATCCCAAATTCTATTCCACCCTTGGTTTTTACGAAGTTCCCATTCAGTAAGATATGTTTTATCATAAGATGTTTTACGTAAATTATACCTATGAATACGTTTCTGTTTAGATAAGTACCAATAATTAGGTCTAATAATACCTGTAAATGTAAAACCTAATTTATCATAAACATCACCATCCGACCATCTTCTATCGGCATATGTTAATATTTTAGACCAAGTATAATTTTTTTCAAAATAGGAAAGAAGTTTAGATGCTCCTCCAACAACCATGGTATTAATTCTAGAACAAAATCTATGCAGTTCCCACATTGTTTCATCATTAGTTCTAGTCCCTTTTGCTATAGAAGGTTTTGAAAAAGTCATAACAGAAACTAATTCATCATTATAGAACAAACCCAACTTAACTTTAGCCCCAGAACCGTAACCTTGTATATGATTATTATTACAAAATGTCCTTGCAGTATTAGCATCCAACTCTTTAACTACACATTTTCTAGCAAAAATCTTTTTACCTATTTCAGTATATGTAAAATGACGTAATCTAGAAAACACTAAATCTCTATTAAATAATAATTCATCTTCAAATATAGTAATAAGTCTGTATCCTTTAGAATTACATTTTTCTAATTTAGATAAATGATACTTATCATCTTTACCAGCTAACTCTGAGTGCCAATAAAGCCCACAATATTCTATAGCCAAATTATAATCTGGTATAACTAAATCCAACTCATATGGATTAATAAGTAGTCTATCATGTCTTATCACATTTGAACACAAAGATGAAACAAATTCAAATAAATCATCTTCTTGTTTAGATGAACCCCACTGACTACATAACGGACACCTTGACCCATAACTATACCAATTAGACCAAGCTACAAAGTATTCATGTCCATTTGGACACAGTGTGTGCAATTTCAATTTATTATTTATATACGCAGATGTAAGGAGTGTGTATCCCTCTTTTCCTAGTTCATGTTTAATAAACTCAATATTTTTTTTATAAGTATGTGCACATTCTGGGCAACGATATCCTGTTTTCCAATTAGCCCAAGTAATATAATGTTTATGTCCGTTTGGACAAATATAATATAATTTCTGTGAGCTGTTAATATACTCATCTGTTAATAAAACATAACCATCTTTTTCAAATTCCTCTCTAATTACTTTTATATTTAACACCGGTCTACCAGCACAATACGGACAACCATGCCCATTCATAAAATGGTCTGCTCTAATAGAGTGCTTATGGCCGTTTGGACAAATATAATCTAGGTATTGTTTAGTACTTGTACATTCAGTAGATAAAAGAACGTAAGACCTATCTTCAAAACATTTTTTTATTTTTTCAAAGGTAATACGAGACTTACCGGTCTGACACAAACACCGTCTACCTGATTTCCATTTATCAAAAGACACATTATATAGATGACCATTAGGACAAATAGTTTTAAGTTTAGTTTTACTATTTATATATTCGTCACTTAATAATATATATCCTTCTTTAAGTAACTCAGATCTAACTTCTTCTAATGTATATTTACTACTCATCATACCTCTCTAAATACGTTAATGACCATTAAAAATAGTCATTAATTATCGAAAGTCAACTTAAATACTTGTATAGTAAATTAAATCAAAACTTAACTTAGATCTATACGCATTTAAATCACTCAAAACAGCTTCGTCTCTACTTCTAGTCATTAAAATAGGTAAATTTACATGTCTAGAAGTTACATTTTCAAACTGCATCATTGATGCACCATCTACCGATCTAACATCAAATAATGTTTCTAACTTATTAATATTATCTCTCCTACCATACCAAGTCCCATCATAATCTAACACAGTACCTAAAGGCAGCTCTAACATAGGAAAACTTCTTAAAAACAACCCATTATATAGTGCCTCTACTAAGTCATTCCTCTCGGCTGTATTAGTAGCAAACACATGAAAATCAACTTTCCTTGTCACCTTTTTCCCTGCACCTAATTGATAGCCAGTCTTATCAGTACCATGTAAATCTATAACAACCACTGGTGGGTTTGCTGCCTCTACTGCAGACCATTCATCTACAAAACTAACATAATTCCAATAATAACTAACATATGCTGGAGCACAAGTACCAGAGGTAATAACCCTTCCATCTACATAATCAATAATGTACTCATTAGAAGATATTATATTAAGAGATGCATCATATACTACTACTTTATTTAATTGCTCTGAAACACCATTTATTATTATCCCGTCAGCCCTACTACCAGAAACTGTATCAAAAAAACCAGAGCATAACGTTCCTGAAACAGTATCGATGTATTTCCACCCACGCCCCCTTTCTGTTGGACTAGGAACCATTTCAGTAAGAGCCTCATATACTTCACTGACCTCACCAGTACTAGACTCCGTCAAACATAAATCAGGCATAAGAGACAATGGAATATATTCTTCTTGCTCTACAAAATCACATAAAACAATCTCTTTTATGTAATAATGTAAACTAATATCAATTTTACGTAAATTAGTCATTTCAGACATTATTATCATACCTCCAACAATCTATTATAACACATCTATTTACCAACATTTAACATGGCTTTATTTAATGCTTCTTTTTTCCATTTTTTCTCTTGCTTCATCATATGTTCTTTAACTGGTGTAAATATGTCAACGGGCTGCATCTTAGAGTAAGCATACGGAGCCAACATTATGTTTAAATTTCTAGCAGCATTAATTAAATTATTTGTCTTACGTTCTACATAAATCCTTTCCTGTATAGGAACAGATGAGTCAAACGGTTGTCTAGAAAAAGGCTTCTTTCCTGTCAAACGCTCATAATATTCATGTGGAATTTCTAAAGCTTCATAAGGCATTCCCTCTAATATAGTTTGTAAATTACCCAACTTACCAACACCAAAAGGAAAATCTGTCATATCAGGACAACGTAAACTAACACCGTTATGATCTAGTACTACATAATCGTAAGAACTAAATTGCTCCAAAAAAGAATCTTGGTATTCCTCAGCCCTTATTTTACTGCTCCTGTCTACAATTCTATTATTAAGTAAGTCATTATATAAATCTGACACAAATTCAACTATACTTGGAACTTTTTTTAATACCTCATCCATAAAATAGGCATAAAAATCACTTTTAAATTTATTAACATTTCTAACAACTTGTTTCTTTACATAAACACTAGCCATTACGTATACTCCTTGATTATCTCAGAACTATCTATTTTTGGTTTCTCAGTAGTAAAAGCTGTAATAATCAACACTGATTGATTTCCTAAGCCCCTTAAAATAGGCGGACGAGATAACTTACATTCTACTCCATCTATTACTATTTTACTACAATTTTTAAATAAGTCATAATTTTTAGGATCAGTTTTAAGTGAAACAACTGTACTTCCTTCTGAACCAGCAGGTGTATATGTTATATCATTACTAAAAGATGTTTGATCAGGATCCCACGTAACAAGACAATCAACAATTGTTCTTCTCAAAGTCTCAGTATATCCTTTACCTTTACATATTGGACATCTACCCTTAAGAAAATATTTGTATCGTATAGAAATGTTACCAGAACCTTCCCACTCTAGCTGCCTTTGCTGTGCTTGTGCTGGAGTCCATTTACACTTACCTGTAGAAGAATCTGTCATCTTGTCATAATAACAATTAGGACACTCATTTTTAATAGGTTGTTGGTAAACAGCAACCTTTCTACTCAAACCTTTAATAACATCTCGTATAGATTTACGAAACTTATCCTTAGTCTTTGGGTGTATTCTTCCTCTAACCATAGTAATGTTCTCCTATTTATAGACACTTTTATTTATTAATGATTTGTACCATTTTGTATGGTACTCTCTATCTTTATTTGCTCTTGAATTACATGAAATGCACAATGTAATTAAATTATCCGGCGAACAATTTTTCTTGTTATAATCAATATGATGAATCACAAGTCTACCACTTGTTCCCCAACAATGTGGGTTTTGACACTTGTAATTATCTCTAGCTTTAATGCTTTCTTTGAACTCTTTGTCTAGCCAAACATCACAGTACGGTTCACAGGAAATACCGCCTCTCCAATTTGGGTGATTTGGACCAGTGTTATTTATAACTGCACAAGTAGGACACCTATAACCGTTCACCCAATCGTTCCAAGAAATACTATGTTTATGCCCATCTGGGCATATGTAATCTAATTTAGTCTTGTTATTTATATATATATTTGATAATACTTTATAATTTTCCCTCAAAAAAGCATCTTTAATAAATTCTATATTTTTTTTAGCCACACCAGCGCAATAAGGACATCTATACCCGTGTATCCAATCATTCCAACAAATACTATGAACATGTCCATTCGAACAAATATAAAACAGTTTTTGTTTATTATTTTTATATTTAACTGTTAAAAGCTTATAACCTTCTTTTTTAAATTCTTTTCTAATGAACTCAATACTAGGTTTTCCCTGACCTGCACAATAAGGGCAACGTTTTCCTTGTTGCCAACTATTCCAACTAATACTATGTTTATGTCCATTTATACAAACATACTCTAATTTTAAATAAGCATTGATGTATATTTCACTTAATAAACAGTACCCTTCTTTTTCAAACTGTTCTTTTACAAATCCATATGTTAACTTTTTAGACAAAACTTGTAACCACCCAGTTAATCTACCCTATAACCTGTAATACCAGACATCATTAGTTTCTTGACTAACTCATCTAGCCTTTTTTGCAGCCTATCTAACACTTTTTCCATAGCATTAATGCCTGGAGATGGATCATACACACTACCCTCATCGGATATTTTAGCTCCATCTTCAAACATATTTTCTGTAATATTTTGAGTCAACAGATCTATAGCTGTTTGTAGTATGTATGCCTCAGAGCTAGAAGTAACCATAGTCAATCCAGTTGGTACTGGACAACTATCATAAGCTTCCATTATTTCCCTATCACTAAACCTAAATGTATAATACCATATATCTACACCATATTCTACACATCCAGAAACAGTAGTAACAGAAATATCTTGATCAAATCTTAAATATCTATATCCATTTATAGTAGGATCCGTACTATCATTCATCTGAACCCCACCCATTGTTATAGAAACCGGCCAGCCACGTTCATCAAATTCATAAGTTTTATTATCAAAATGTATAGATGACTCTGCATCAGTTCCATACTCTCTTCTTAAACCAACTGGATCTCCTATAAGTCTCCTAATTCTATTTATAATTAATTGATCAGCACTACCATAGGCTATTTCTGGCGGATAAAGTGGATTATAAAACAAATCACCTACTTCACCTAAAACTGGGTCTGACCAACCACTATAAGAATTAGTGGTTGTATTTATATATCTAGATATGTACCAACTATTAGCAGCACCATCTGGATCTGTTACTTGATACTGAGTAGTGCCATGTTGCAACTCAATAGGAAATCCAGTTGCTGACACAACTACATAATTAGTCAAATCAGAAGGCAGCTCAGTTTGAGAGCGTGCCACCTCTATCTGATTATATATCAACATAACTGTATTAATATCACTTACCGAAAATGCTAGTGAAATCATATTATATCACCTCCATTATAATTTAGTAGGAACTGGTGTTGATACCAACGACGGTACATTTTCCCTACTTTTCATGTTTGGCCTTAGCCCTCCCAAATCTAACTTTGCATACGGCTTAAGGTCAACAACATCTACATCTATAGAAATAGACTCTTCTCTACCTTGTTGTGTCTTTTCTCCAATCTCCTCAGCAGCTACACTATAAAGTCCTATTGGTACCACAACACCCACCCCAAATGATATATCATCCAGGTAAACTCCAATATTATCATGACTAGTAAATCTTAGCTTATGGACAATATTACTTGATAATTCAAATTGATATAATGGTATTACAGCTCTCTGCCATTCATTAAACAATGTTACATTGATATATGTACTTAAATTCAATGATGTAGTCCACTTGTCATCAACTAGTGTCTGGAATGCAACACTCAGCTCTGAAATAACTGACCAATTTAGTAAATTAATCCACACGACCAAAATGTCATATGCTAACACATCTACACCACCAGCCTTATAAAATAGTATATTATTATTATTCACCATTCCTGTTGCGTCTAAACCATTAGTTCCTGTTCTCATAGCATAAAATTGTTCTGTTCCATATCCACTATGAACCCAATCCCCACCTAAATCTAGAACACCTGTACCATTCCATATAACATCAGTAATCCCACTACAAGTAACAACACCACTTAATGTAGGACAAACATCATCAATATATAAAACATAATTATCATATAGCGTATCACCTGTACCATATATATACCCTGTAATATTATACCATCCTACAGAAGTGAAACATATTGATTTTTCTTGTTGGTCAATATCTATTGGACTAGACCATATTTCTGTCCAAGACCCGCTACATGTAGTTCCAGATGATATAGTCCAACTATAACCAGTTACAGAACCATTATCAGAAGTACCAAGTATATATAAATCATAATAACAATCATTTGGTGTAACTGATACAGTAGTTGCAAAGACTACATCTTTATATACACATGTTCTATGTGTATCCCACCCATCACTCCACCAAGCACAAAGCTCTACTTGTGAATTTGTTGAGGTTGCCATTACCTCTAACTCGTAACTATATAGTTTATCTAAATAATCAATAGAAGTGTCATCATAAGTAAACGTCCAATCATATTCATTACAATCAGGAAATCCTAACCCAACTCTATCTATATTACTAGAGTTATTAATAAATTTCACCACATTAGCCATAGTAGCTTTAGTAGGAACTTGAGTAAAATCAACCGTTGGGCCAGTAATCAACTCTTGTATAAACGACTTGTTGTATGTATCATGATGCCAATCAAAACCGTCATACCAATGATAAGCAATGTTTATAACGTGACTTCCTGGATTAGTAAAAGCACCTCCAGAAGCCAATGTACCACACCAACTTGTACCAAGTCCATCTAGATGAGCTATTACATCATCTCGTGCCCCACTAACAGTTGTATTGGTATTACCATAAACACCTGAATCATTAATAACCCAGTCTATATATAAAATAGTATTATCTGTATCTACACCATCCCATTGAAACAACACTGGTTCATTAGGATATGGATTGGACGGTATCATGATTATATCAGGAGAAGGTGGATGCCATTTTACATCTATATACTTTGTACCTGTTACTGTAGCATTACAATTATCTTCAACAACTAAATTAACCTCATAAGTACCAGCAACAGACCATTGATGTGTTTTATTAGCAATTCCAGACACATCTAAATCAAATGTATCATCTCCCCAGTAATAATCTGAATTGTTAATCTGATTTATAGCATTTATTATCTGCCCATATCTACTATACCAATGATACATGGTAGTGCCTGAAATAGTAAAACTATGCGTATCATAACTAGTATTAGTTGCAGTATAACTAGTATTAACATAACCAGTTGTAGGAAGTGACCAGCTAAGTATTGGATCTAAATTAGTAGTCACACTAACATCATTTACATACACATCTTGACTTAACATACCAGGACCAGAACCCAGAATAATTTCAAAAGCGCCCCATAAATCTATAAATGAATAGTCACTGTTTCTATCAATAGTAACACCAGTCCAAAACACTACCACTACCCTGTCACCAGAAGAAGCAGAACCAGCAGTAGTCAATAAATCTGAATCTGCCAAATTAAAATTATATTGACCTAAAATAGAACTTCTAGTATTACTCCAAGTAGAAGAAGAACTAGCCGCATTAACCTTATAAAAAAATATTTGATAATACACATCAGATCCTGTAAACATTGTTCCGACATTATCAAATATATTACCAGTACATGTAATATTAACAGCCATTATATATCTCCCCACTTAATAGTAAAAACTATAGGATGTATAGACTTTATGAAGAAACCAATATATTCATAACTATTTGCCCCAAAATCAAAATACCCAAGTTGAAAATTATGGGTAGACGCATAATCAGTTACACCTGGAACAAAATTAAAATAACTACCATGTCCGCCTATAATAGTATTAAATACTTCTACCATTGTAGCAGCATTTGCTCCATAAATATCCTCAATTTGATCTACAATATAATTACCAACAGTAGCAACAGTAACCCCATCATGTACATGCTCATGTGTAATGGATGACCAATATCCATATATAACAGGAACACTTATCATCTGAAAACCTGGTTCTACTTCTATGTATCCACCACCTATACCACTAGAAACAGTCCCTGATTCAACACACGGTTGAGACCATAAATCAAAACCAGAAGAAACAAGATACTTTATATTATAGCCCATGTGTTATACTCCACTATCCCCCATTTTAAATGGCATTTCACTATTAATGGTTTTATACCAAGCAAACGATACACCACTAGCTGTAGGATAAGACCAGTCCAAATCATCATCATTCTTGATATAAGTTATTATATAATCAGTACTACCAAGAGGAACATTTCTTACCAATTGTGAAGCTGTAGGTACTGTACTATCTCTTACTACGTCTTCTACTTTTAAATTATATGCTCTAGACGCTTTAACCTCATCATAAATATTTTCCTGATTAATTATTATTTCTTCTGTGCTTGAATAAAAATCATCACACACAGCATAACATACATATTCTCCAGGAACATCTATTGATAATATTTTTTTATAAATACCAGATGCAACAGTAGATTCTATAAGAGTTCCATTTATTGGAGGAAATAAAGGATCGTCGTTTTCATCTCTTATGTCATAATAAACAGTTCTCCCAGAAGCATTAATACCGACAGCCTCATCCCAAAGTGCAACTACAATCATAAAACGCTCTCCTACATTAGCCCTTATCATGTGTCTCTCCTTTACACTAACCTGCGTAATTAAACAACTCTAAAACAACCCATTCCAACACATAGTTATCGGAATCTATATTACCAGAAAAGTCAACAGTAAATCCATTTACAGTCTTTTCTGTAATTATCTCTGAATAGTACGAAAGGTTGGCATCGATAACATTAGTTATACTAGTATATACAACATAATTAACAGTTGCCATAGGAGTAGAAAAAACCACAGTATGACTAGACGAACCATATGCTATAGCATCATTACCACTAACAGGAACCCCTCCAATACAATCTTCATACTCGTATGTAACCTTCAAATTATCCTCAATAGTTGGTTTGATGTATATAAAAGTTATTTCATTTGATCCGGTCTCAATAAAATCATCTGGACTATGCAAAGCTTGTCCATTATATAGAACACTAATTCTTCCAGATGTGTAGTTATTAACAGTAGTAAAAACTTGATTATTACCATTTAGTTCTCCAATAAGTGGCTCAGATATACCCATACATCTACTAACTACTAGTTGTACCTGAGAACCTGGAAATCTTTGTTTTTTCAATACTATCATGACTAGTCAAACCTCCAACCGTTATGCAAAAAAAATGGTCGAAAAACACACAAACAGCAGTTTATAATATTATCTATAGTCATATCTGCTTTGTTGCTTTCAACCACCATTATTCTCACCCGTCCTTAATTATATAGCTTATTTAAACCATATATATTAACATATATCTATTTAATTTACTACCTATAAACTAGGTATAGCCATTTCTACCCCATAGTGTTATCATATTTAGTTTTTTCTTTAATACTATTCATCGCTTCTCTCCTAATCAAATCACGATCAGCTGCTTTAATCATATTATTAATTAATTCAACAATTACTAATTCATTTGTCTGTAATTGACTCAACTCTCCTCTTAAAACATCAATCTGTCTAGTTTTTTTCTCTATATCACTCCTAAATCTTTCAACTAGAGTAATAGCAAAACCAGCTTCTTCTTTACTTATAACCTGCTTATCTTCAGCTTTAACTATCAATTGTTTTAATTTACTATTTTCTTCTCTATTCGATAAAGCAACCATAATACATCCTCCACAATTACTGTCTAACTATATACGTAATATTACGACCAGCTTGTATAGTAAACCTAAACATAAAACCAGATGCAGTAGTAGTAGGTCCTTCTTCCTCTGCATAATCTCTATCCGCATTTATACCACCATTACCAGTATCAGCAGCCAACAACTGACCATCTATATATACATCAACATTAGCACCTTCCTTACCAGGAATAAAACTAGGAGTATAAGTTAAACCCCACTCTGCTGGCCAATAATGTGTAGTATTCTTAGTTATCTCTAAAGCAACAGATTCAACATATTTTCTTCCAGCTGATCCTGAACCAACTGAATCAGCAACTGATTTTAATGCTTGATCTAAAGCATCAAGAGATGAAGATATAGTATCACCATCAGTAATATAATTATCATCTGTATACAGTCTACTACCAATTTGAGTATTCAAAAAATCTATTGCAGTAGTCAAATCATCAGGACTTGATTGTAGTATGTAATTAGCACCTTCATTAGTCCATGCTCCTGGATTTGTTATATCATTAGAGGTTCCTATATAACTCCATAAATTAAGAACATCCTCCATAAGCCCAATATCACCAGACCAGGCACTAGTAAACTTTGTCCGCTGCCATTCATACTCAGCAACATCTGAAAGACGTTTACGTTGTGGATATATAAATTTAACTGTATCTGAAAGACCAGATACTGTAGAAAGATCACACTCTACACCATACGACATATCATCGTAATAAAACTTCACAAACACGTCAGTACCGTCACCAACACCACCAAAATCAACAGCGTCATGAAACTTAGCAAATATGGTTCTACCAAACGAGTCTTGTAAACATAACTCACTATCTCCATTAAGAACATCTATTCTACATACATTATTACTACCACCCTCATCGTAGTACGATCCAGCATTAAGTACACTAGAAAAAATAGGTAATCCAGTTCTATCTAACCCACCACCCCCACCAGCGTAACGAGTAGTAAGATCCATCAAAATACCAGTACTAGTTCCTGATACAGTCCAACCGTCTCCCAGATTGTCGTTTGACACACCTATTATAATAGACTTAGCATCAAGAGTATTACCCCTAATAGAATTTAAGTCAAACTCCTCCAAGTAATCACCACCTGAAGTAGTATTCGTTGGGTTAAAATAAGTACCTAACGCGTCATACCAATTAGTAGTACCCTTAAGTTGTTTAATCAAAGTCCTAATTACGTTAAGGTCTTCTTCTAATGAACCAGAAATTGTAGGTTCGGCTACTACAGAACTATTAACACTAGATACAGAGTCATTATACGTAGACGACCTCCTAATCTGCTCTAGTTGTCTAAGCAAACTTCTAGCCATTCGTGGCCCCCTTGAAAAGTAATTTTAATTCTACCTAGAAACTTCAATCTCTTTTATTCTTTTCCTTAAAATTATGCATAAACTATCTTTATTTGATAATTGTCTAGCTTCTTGCAATGCATATTTAAGTAATTTAACATCCGTAATTGTTGGAACTATTTCTCTAGCCTTCCTAACTGATAATGATGTAACATCTTTAACTGATAAATCCTTTGTGTTAGTTGGATTAACCAGACCTCCTCCTTTTGCTTTAGTAAACTGTAGTTCTACATCAGACTCCTTTACCTCACTGTTTGTGTCTTCACACTCATCTTCAGTCTTTACCTCAACACGTTTATTATCGTCAAAATTATCTTCCTCTAAAACTATTTGCCACTTATTTTCATCCCTTAGCTTAACAGAACGTAGCCACCCTACAAACTCTTTACCTTCAGATAAACCATGTTTTTTACCATACTGTTCATACAAATCATCCAACTGAACCATCTGATTAGGACCCACTGTCCTTTTCAAAGCATGTACCCATACCGGTGTATTGTTTCTAATAAACCCTTTCATATTATTTCTCCTTTTCTTTAATTTAATATATGCCTTGTCCAAAATGACCTAACGGATATGAAATACATATAACCTATGTCCACAATCCCATATCCTATTATAACCTTGTTTTAATAATAACTCCAACTCTTCTGCATTAAAGTCTTGTTCCACAGCCGTTTCTTTTAAAATTAAATCCTCACATCTAACACCATTAATAAAATAATGAGGTGAGTATTTTATTTCTGACATCAAAGTAAAACCCAAACGGTGATAAACAGAATCAAATATATCAACATATCTCATATCACAACTAGCACATATATCTAAATAACCATGTTGTACAGCGTAATTACATACTCGTTTAAATAACTCAACTTCTGCATCTACTATAAACAAATCGTTTTCACAACAAAAACAATTTAACTTTAATGTTGTAGTTGAAAAAGCACATTTACTTAAACTACAAATAGCGACTAAACAGCTATCATAGTATAACCCAAAAGCTTTAAATGAATCAACAAACGAATCTTTAATATAATTATTTTTTAAAAAATTATTAACATTAAAAACATCTATTTCTGATACAACACAATCTCTAACATGTAGTATATTTTTTGTCAATCCCAAAACGCGTTCTATTCTAGACACAACTACTTCAAATTTTAAGTTAATCTCATCTTCAAATATTGTTAATAGCCTGATTCCTTTATTATAGCACATTATCATCTTGTCGTAATGATAATTTCTACTAATTCCTCTAGCTGTATCAGAGTGCCAATACAACCCACATATTTCAACAGCGACGTTATAACTTGGAAAAAAAATATCAAGTTCTTTAGGACTAATTTGATGTCTATCGTTATAACTTATAGCAACGTCGTTATGATTACTTTTGAAATAATCCCTAACCTTTTGTTCAATACTAGATGTATAATTATTATCTATATAACAATATAAACATCTATTATTACAATCTTTAAAATTATGAAACGTTGTGTACCAGATATGTCCATGTGGACATTTAACTTTTATAAAACCATTATGAGTGTTTACATATAAACTTGTATCCAAAACCTCATAATTAAATTGATTAAAATAATCTTTAATATATGACAAAGACTCGTTCTTAATTGCGTCTTTTTTTAGTAATCTAGTTTTTTTTCTAACCCCTGAACGTTTTTTATCTGCTTTAATTCCATTCCTTCTTTTTCGCTCAATGTCACAACTAGAAGACCCACAATATTTTTTATGTGAATAAAATGTATGAAATACATTATTACATATAGGACATATTTTAGTATACTCTTTATAGTTATTATTAATTCTATTTATATTTCTATATCTATCACGATTTTTTTCTTTATTGCCAATATCTTTACAACAAGCACAATATTTCTGATTTGGACTAGTGGGCCTAAAAACATTTCCACACACAGCACATATTTTAATAGAATATATCATTATACTATATATCCTCGTACAAAACTTGTTATCAACCCTGCACTATAACAGTGCAGGGTTTAAAAGAGGCATCACCGCAGGACAGAACCTTTTGGCTAACCCCTCATCGTAATTAACCAGGCACTTTATAAAAAGTACCTGGTTTAAATAAATTAGATTACAGACTTCTATCTATAACACCCATTCCAATCATTCTACTGTCTAAACAAGCGAATCCTAATTCTGCCCAACCAAAAAAACCTTGTTTTTGGAATCTCAACAGAGTTGGGTCGTCATGGGCCTCATACTCTTTACGAATAGGCATTACAAGCGAGTCATTAACACTAAGGTCAAATCCAAGGATCTGTGTTTCCCCCAATGTAGCGATAGTACCATCAGCTGATGTAACATTAGGATTATCCAACGTATATGAATTATAAATCTCGCCTGCAGTAGCTAAAAACTTACCAAACTGAGAAGTACTGCCATTTATATTATACATACCAGTAGCACCCAAGTGTTGTACTTCATGCAGACTTACATTCCATATACTACCCATACCAGCAGCCTGGAATATCTCTCTCCTTGTTACAGGATCAATATCTGTATCTGTCCACTCACGAATATCAGCAGCGTCTTCTGGAGACACATACAAATCAGTAAGTGTTCTACCTATTCTTTTAAATCCAACCATCATTTTATTGATTAGCTCCTTTGATAAATATCCAGCCCCAGTAGAGGAAGGATCAATCTCATAAATAGGAGCAGGTCTAGAACCAAGCAGACCTTTACCACTAAAAGATGAAGTCGCTGACGGCATTATAACACGCCATCCACACTCCTCTTCATAGTTCGCTAAATCTTTAGCAGCTCTAGCAGCTGCCCTTTGAGCTATATCTATACGAGAATCTCTCGCATAAGTAATTTTCCAATCTGCAGATGCATCTATTGTAAAAGTAGGAACATAACAATTTGTTA